TTGTCTATTATAAAAGTAAGAAAAAAATAATAGTAAAAGAAAAAATACAATATACGCAAAGTAGTATTTTAAATACCATAATTACAAAAACTAAATATACACCAATAAGTTTAAATATAAACAAGCCTAAAAAATCTCAATCAGAAGTGCATAATGATAAAGTTAATATTAAGGTATTAATAATGGACGATCTTGCATACTGGATAAAAGACAATGTTTTTTATATGGCTAATATTGGCAGAGATGGTATTGTTGATAAAGATACTACAAGAATAGTTGACACAATGTCAATGAGTAGTGTAGAATTAGACAAGATGCTTTTTATAATGGACAAACTAAGAGAAGGATTTGAAAATGATAGTGGGGGTACAAGGTACTAGTAGTTTTGAGGACTACCAAGTTTTTCTTCGTGCCATGGGTGTAGCCCTTTCTGGTATACCTGAGGACGATGAGTATTTTTATATCTATACTGCTGGTCCAGCCAAGGTTAATGCTATGGTTATGGAATTTGTAAATGTTTCAGAAAGAAGCATGAAGTCTAGAGGTAAAAAAATAAAAATGTATAAAGTTGCACCATCTTGGATTCAAGAAAATATGTTAGATATAAATTATTTTGTTTTCTTATCAAATCCAAAAGAAAGTGTTTCACACTTAGTGCGTGAAGCAGAATCAAACAATGTCGAAGTCGGAATATTTAGATACTGAGGAAATATGAATATTAAATCATTAGAACAAATGGAATCAATTGTGTCAGCAAACAGATCCCTTTATTGGGATGGATGGACTGTTGTTAACAGATATAAGTCTGATAAAGGTAGAACATCCAAGTATGGATCTTATGACGGTAAAAATTGGTACCTTAATAAAAGATTTGTACCAGATGAAAGTGGATGGAATATTCCAGAAAGTTTTATAAATGCACAAACTTAAATGGAAAGACGAATCTGCCTGTATTGAATACGATACAAATATATTTTTTGAAAAATATGAAGAAGACGAGGTATTAAGGCCTGCTGTAGACAAACTATGTCTAAGATGTCCAGTTGTTAAGACTTGTTTTGCTGTTGGTGTTTCATCAAAAGAGTGGGGAGTATGGGGCGGTATATATCTTGAAGGCGGAGAGATATCAAAAGAATTTAATAATCATAAAACTGCAGAAGGTTGGGCAGAAATATGGCAAAATCTTACAATAGGTAAGGATTAATTAATGTATACAGATAGCATGCGTAGAGCATTTAGATCTTTAGATCATTTTGCCCCTACAAATTTTCAATTAGAATTAATAGATAATGATAGTTTTATTACAGTCCGTGCATCTGAAAAACAATTTATGTCTTTACTTGACGAAGACAAGAGACGTGCTGTAGAATATATGGTGAGGGTCAAAAAGGCTCTTGAGGACAATGGCGCAATTGTTCTCTTAGTTCGTGAAGGTGGCAAAGAATAATGCAAACATTTTTACCGTCAGCAAATCCATCAACAACAGCACGTTGGCTTGATAGTAAGCGTCTTAATAAACAAATACTTGAGTGCTATCAAATACTTAATGTTTTATCTGGTAAATCTCCAACTGGCGGTTGGCGCAATCATCCCGCTGTACTTATGTGGAAAGGCTATGAACGTGGACTTTGGCAATATGTACAGGCTATGATTTATGAGGCTCGTCATCGAGGAATTAAGACTGAAAATAATGAGGCTAATCTAAATAGATTAAAAGATCAATGCTGGGACGAATGGGGAAATACAGCGCCTTCTTTTTGGAATGATACCAACAAACTTATGCGTGTAATAACTACACACAAAGCAAGTTTATTTGATAAAGATCCAATGTATTATGCAAAATTTGGCTATGCAAAACATAGCGTGTACAACAGTCCATGCTGCGATTCATGTAAATATTATTGGGTAACTCATGCAGAACGAGTCTAACTCTGAGATATGGTTTGATGAAGAATTTCCCAGAGATGGAGAAATTATTTGTTATATAGGTATGTCAAATGATTGAGTTAATTATATTTATATTATTTATTTTTTGTTTTATTTATTTATTGTTTAGCAATGCCTCTTTAAGAATTAAAAATGCTGAATACAAATACGAACTACTAAAATCTTATGCAGATTTTAAAATACTTTTAAAACAAGTAGAACAATTAGAAAACACATCTAATAATGGGCTTGATCAAGATTCATTTTTTAAATTTATTTCAGATTCTAGAGATATTGCTTTTGAGTATATAGAAGAAATACAATCAAAACTTTTAGACTTTGATAATTTAATTAAATTAAAAATAGCAGAAAACAATATGTTAGATCAAGAATATAATTATAAAGAAAAATATGAAAATTTAGTATTAGTTTTGTTTACTGAGATAGACAAACTTAAAGAATTATTGCCAAAGGAAAATGAAGATGGACGCTAGAGGTGTTCCAACTTGCATTTGTCCAAGTTGTGGTAATGATATTTTTAAGATATTAGTTAAATTTGATCCACAAGACTACGAGATTGGACTTTATATGCTTGATTCAGAATGTTCAAAATGTGGGACATTAATTACAGCACCAACACCAATTGATCATCCAGATTTTGATAAGAAAAATAAATATGAATAAAAAAAGAATTGCAGTTATTGGTGTAGGAAGTGCTGGAATACAGTCTCTTGCAACCTTACTTCCAGCGTTAGATAGTTCTTGGGAAGTATATTCTATACATAACCCTAACAAGCCAGCATTGGGCATTGGAGAAAGTTCTAATCCATCATTTTTGGCCCCATTATCCAGAGGTTTAGATTTTGATATAACAAGAGATCTAGAACTTTTAGACGGAACCTTAAAATTTGGAACAGAGTATGTTAATTGGAGAAGCCATAGTTTTACAAATCCATTTGTTGAGGGATCACTTGCTATTCATTTTAATACTAATAGTTTAAAAGATTTTGCCATGAATAGATTTAAAAGTTTATGGCCAAATAAATTTGTAGAGTTGCACGGGAATGTATCAAACATAAAGAATATACCAAATGGAGTCGAAGTATATATAGATGATGAAGTAATAGAGTTTGACTATGTTATTGACTGTTCAGGATTTCCAAAAAATTTTGAAGAATATGTGATAGCAGAGAATATGCCCGTAAATTATTGTATTGTTTATAACAAGATGAACTCTAATAAATCTTTTGGGCCGTACTATACCGAGCATTTAGCGACCAAGGATGGGTGGACTTTTGTTATTCCTCTTACAACAAGAACTAGTTATGGATATTTATTTAATGAAAGTATAACTGATATAAGGGATGCACGACAAAACTTTGCAGAAATGCTAGGGATTAACTTGCTAGAATTAGGCAATATAGAATATAAATTTAAACCGTACTATGCTAAAAATATTTTTAATGATAGAATTATTAAGAATGGAAACAGCGCAGCATTTTTTGAGCCAATGTTTGGCAACTCTTTAAGACTTTATAGTTTGATAGATAGTTTAATTAAAGATTATATTTTAAAACAAAAAACGGCTGCAGAGTGTAATAAAGAATATTTGGAGTGGACAACAGATATTGAACATTTAATTAACTATCATTACTTAGGTGGATCACTTTATAATACACCATTTTGGGATTTTGCTAAAAATATTTCTATTGAAAAAATTAACAAATATAATAAAATTAAAATACTTTCTTCTTTATTAAAATCACAAGAAAAAAGAGACGTGATTCTATCTGAGCCGTTATGGTTTTTTAGTCCGCAAGGATTAAATTATTTAGATAAAAATCTAGGGTATAAGTATTTTACAGATAAGGAGATAACATGAAGGAAATATTTCTATCTATTTTGACTGGTTTTGGTTGTGGGGTTATTTTTGCAGCCTTTAAGTTACCAGTTCCAGCACCTCCTGTTTTTGCTGGAGTTGCTGGTATAATAGGTTTATGGCTTGGCTACGATATCGTGGTTAAAGTCATATCCTAGGAGGAAATAAATGGATAATAAGACTAAAGCAATGCTTGCATCATATGGACGTGCCGTCCTTGCTGGTGCAGCAACATTATATATGGCAGGGCTAACAGATCCACAAGATCTAGTTTACTCATTGGTAGCAGCAATTGCACCTGTTGCACTTCGTGCAGCAAATCCAAATGATAAGGCTTTTGGCAAAATGCCAAAGTTGACTGCTGTTGAAGTAGCACTTCGTAATGCTAAGGCTAAGAAGGCTCCTGCAAAGAAGAAGTAAATATGCTATTGGGGGAGGAAACTCCCCCTTTAGTACTTAAATATAAAACTATTAATGTTTGTAGAAGTTTTCTTTTTATAATCTAAGTAATGTTCCATAACTTTTAAACTTTTTTCTGGAATTCTTTTTATCTGGCTATCATTCATGTTCACTATTCCAGAATAATATTCTCCTTTAATATCATACTTTTCATAAATTTGCATATCGCTAAGTTCTGGAATAAAGTCTATTAGTATTTGTTTTATCTTTTCTGGGTTCTCAGTAAACTCTTCATAAGTAAAAAATATAACATTATCTTTATGTTTATCTACAATTTCATCGCATATTTCTAATACACGAACAGAATGTTTGATTGCCTCTAACGTAGAAATTTCTTCTCCAGATCTTTTCTTTACATTTCTAATCATACCCTCTGCTACGGCAAAAGGATTTCTTACCATGACTATATATTTATAATTATCAAAAACTTGAGGGTAAGCATTATGAGCACAAATTAAAGGAGGACTCTTTTCTATCTTTATGGGTCTATCAATAAATCTATCCCACTCAAAATCCCAGGCTTCTTTTACTTCCCTCCACCTGCTTATTGGAAAATTTCTAAGATCATCTTCAATAGATGTGAACATAAATGCAGATTTTGCAGTAGTATTTTTAGTTGGAGGCTCTCCAAATGATTTTACAAATAAACCTTCAAGCCCTGGTATCGCAGCAACACTTTTTGAAGACATCATTAAATGTGCAAGTATATGGCTGCCACTATTGTTTGGCACCATTAAAAATACATATTGTCTATTCATAGGTACCAATTGTATCAGACGTGGTATAATTAAAATATGATAATGGATGATAATTTTTTAACCGAAAAAGAAATATTAGATCTACAAAATTTAATGTATGCAGACCCAAATTCCAGATTCCCTTGGTTCTATGCATCATCTACCAACGAAGATAAAAAAGATGGCGGAGTTATTGACGACAGTAAAGCAAAAGACTCTCCTCAGTTTGTACACTTAGGAATGATAAATGGAGAAAAGTTATCCCCTTTTGCTGAAGAAGGAATTAATCTATTAACAAAGTTTTGTCAAAAAAATAACATCAAGGTAGAAAATATTATCAGGATTAAGTCAAATTTAATAACAAAAGATCAAGATAACAAAGAATATCATCTTCCCCATATAGATTTTGATTCACCTCATTTAGTATTTTTATATTACGTTAATAATTCCGATGGGGACACAGTATTTTTCAATGAAAGGTATTCAAGTTGGGGCAAGTTTGACTCAGATACCATTCATACTGCTGGAAGGGTATCTCCAAAGGCTGGAAGGGCTGTAGTATTTGATGGACTACAATATCATGCATCTTCAAGTCCACAAGATCATAACTTTAGATGCGTAATTAATATTAATTTTACAGGTAAAATTTAATATGATATAATTAATATGTACCTGCCCAAAGGGGGGTATATATTGAACTCGCTTAATAAGGAGGAAAAATGGTAAGTTCATTTGGCATGGATCTTTTTAGAGATCCTTTTTTTATTGGTTTCAACAAAGAGTTGGACCGTCTTTCAAATATCCATCGTGAGGCAACTCGTCAATCATTCCCACCATATGATTTGGTAAAGATTGATGATGATTCCTACAAACTATCTTTAGCAATTGCTGGATTCAGTAAGGCTGAGGTAGAGATTTCTGTGGAAAATGGAAGTTTAATAGTTAAGGGTGAGAAAACCGAAGAGGCTTCTAATGAAGTTCTGCATAAGGGTATCGCAACCAGAAAGTTCACACGTACCTTTGCTCTTGGAGAGTATATGGAGGTTGATCGTGCTGAAATGGCAGACGGTATTCTTAGCGTCTTTGTGGAACGAAACATTCCAGAAGAAAAGAAGCCCAAAACAATCAAAATCAAATAAATAACAGTAGGTCATACTGAGCACCTGAGCATGTGTTTAAACTGCTCTTTTACATGCCGTTTTTTATTTTTAATATAATCTCATTAATCATAGAATCAATATCAACATTATCTTGATTAATATATTTTTCTGCTATTTTTACCAATTCTGGCTTCATAGTTTTAAACATATGGTCTAATCCGAAGTTATTCATACTTAATTTTACCATAAAGACATATGCTATAATTTATATATGCCGTATCGTATAGGTGCTAAAGGGTCCAATGGTTGTTCTGGATACCCTGCTTTAAAAGACACAGGAGAGGTTATGGGATGCCATAAGACTCGTTCTGAGGCTGCAGCACAGATCTACGCTATAAACCGTTCTGAGGGCAATATAGGAAAGGCAATGGTTAAAGAGGGCGACATGGTTATGGCCCCACATAAAGAAGAAATGCATGTTGGTCGTGTTGTTCATGTAATGACAGAAGGAATGCTTGGAGTTCCAGGATCAGAGTATGCTCTTGAAGCAAGCGCTGAAGAACCTGCTATCTTAATTCAATTATTTGAAATGGAAGAGGGAGAACTCGAAGAAACAGAATATTTTGTAGGTGCAAAATCAGCAGACGTAATGATTTTACCTGAACTTGTTTCAGATGATGAAATGGATAAGTCAATGTCTAACGGTTCTTCAACTGAAGAAGATGAAGAAGATGAAGAAGAAGACGATAATGTTAAAAAAGCATATGAAGGTTGCGGCTGTCCTATGTGTAAAGAATTAGATGTCACTTGCGACCAATGTCCACAATGTCAATCTGGAGAAATGAAATCAGATTGCTGCACTAATGTAAACAAAAAGGCTCCATGTTGGGACGGGTATGTTCAGCGTGGTATGAAACCAGGAGATGGTGGCAAGATGGTTCCTAATTGCGTACCAGCAGAAAAAGCAGACGATCTTTGGGAAGACGACGATACAGTAATTTATGAAACAGATACAGTTTCAAAGGCTGATGGATATTCTCCACCAGCAGGTGCTCGTTCAGCAGCACGTAAAGCAATTAAATTTAAAGAACAAGGCAAGGCTAAAGGTGCAGGTACATCAGTAGGATGGACTCGTGCAGGACAACTTGCAAGAGGCGAAACAATTTCACTAAGCACAGTTAAGAGAATGTATTCTTATTTTTCTCGTCACGAGGTAGATAAAAAGGGGAAGGATTGGGGCAGTCAATCAAATCCATCCAATGGGTACATAATGTGGTTAGCATGGGGTGGGGATGCTGGCTATTCTTGGTCAAGGAGAATTGTTAATGCTGAAAAAGATAAAGCATTATTCTCTGACACTTTTAATTCTATAGAAAAACAGAGTAAGAAAGTTCGTGGTAGCGGTAATGGCTTCTGGTAAATCATCTGGCAAGTATAAATCAAAGCATCCTTTTAATCCAATACAAATTAAAGACGGAATGATCGTACGCTTAAGAAAAGACGGTACAGTTAAAGCAGTACTTGGTAAGTATGGCGAGTATAATAAAAAAGATAAGTAATGTATTATTTTTCTTTATTAAATAACTCTACAAATTCTTTTACATACTTTTCATAATCTATATCTAAAATTAAATGTCCATCTTGCAATTTATGAACTTTTATGTCTTGTCCTATTTTAAACAATATATTTCTTATCTCATTATCTAAGTTCATAATTAAATGGCCAATCAGTGCACACCCCATAAGGATTTTGTTCAAGCATATTTTTTGATTCATCATCACTTAATAATTCTGGTAATACTAAAATAGATTTATCTGTAATTGATTTTCCAGGATAAGTCCAAATATATTGATCGCTTGTTAAGGCAAAGTCATCCGACTGATGCCAAAAATATTTTATCCCTGGAAATTTTTTTGGTAAATAATGAATAGCATTTAAATTCTTACAATGAAACCAAGACTTTTCTATAATTCTAATTAGAAAATCTTCTGAGCACTCATACTTAGGCTCATCATGACCAAAGTATATTTTTTTATCAACAACCCATACATCTACTTCTACGTCAAACCTTTTTTCTAAGGCCCTTATTATCTGCGCTGGAGAGTTTTCATTATTTTTATCTGGGCCAAATAGATTTGCTCTATGTGCTATTATTTTCATACTTTTTTAACAATTACCTTATCATCTGGAAGGCTTGGAGTTTTAACACAAACAATAGAACACTCTGTAATAAACCTAACATCTGTAATTTCATAAGGATCTAATATAAAAACATCGCCAGAAACTAATTTAACATTATTTAAAATCATCTCGCCATTAATTAATAAATTAATTTCATACGCATTTTCTTGATAATGTAAGTCCCAAGATTCACCAGCAGGGTGTATTCTCCAAGATACCTCAAAATCTTTTGACTTAAATGCTGAATTTGGAAAGTCTCCTATGAACCAACCCTTTATAGTATCTTCTATCCTACTTACTTTCATAGTCCAATATTGCTCCAGTTAGTATCTTCAAATCCTTGATCTGTAATTAAATTAACAGCAACAGCACGATCTTTGTCTGATTCTAAGTGTTTGTCATTAATTAAAATTCTTTCACTACTTGTAACTCCCATAACTAATTGATCCCAGCATATACCTAAATCAGTTAGTTGCTTTTCTGTTAGCATTCTTGCTGATTCTTTTCTTGCTGTTGTTAATATAATCTTATGTCCCTTAGAATCCCATTCATTAAATTTATCTATCACACCCTTTAGTGCAATGGCTGGCTCAAATCCTACATAACTAAACCTATGTACGTGCTTGATAATTGTTCCGTCTATATCACAAAAAATAGTTTTAGGTTTTTCACTATAGTATTCTCTTAACTTGCTTGAATAAACATCCAAATCTTGTGGTGTGCCAAGAGAAATATACCCATTGCGTGGCATATTATAAGGTAAAATATTAAGCCCATCCTCAATAAGATATTTATATGTTGAAGAAATATAGCATTCATTTAATCCTTTTGATCTATACTCTGATGTTAATTTTTTGGCGGACCTTACAAAATCTAATCCACGTCTCCAGTAATGAACTCCTACTAATGCATTATCACTAATTACATTTTTTTCTTCTATATTGATTATCTTTTCATTTTCTATAATTGCATAACTATGTTTGACGTCTGATGATTTAAATAAAGCAACTGCTCCATCACAATAAGCAGAACGTGCTACATCTAAAAACTCATCAGAATTCCATTTTAAAAGTTGATCACAGTTAGTTATAATTAATTCTTCATCATTATCAATATACTCTTTTGCATAAAGAGCAGCATCAGCAGCACCATACTGGTCATGATCTAAGCATATCTCTATACAATCTGGTTTTAGTTGAGTTAATATATTGGATAGTCTTTTATTATATTCTGGATTTTCATATTTTCTTGTAATAAAAATATATTTTCCTGGTATATCTAAAGAATCAACAGAATGCTCAATAAGATGCCTGCCATCAACCATAATCAAAGGCTTTGGTTCATTGATGCCAACATTTTTAAAGCGGGATCCGAGTCCAGCCATTGGAATAACTATGTTCATAATGTCCTTTACTATATTATAGCACCCCTGGCAGGAATCGAACCTGCGACAAACGGATTAGAAGTCCGCTACTCTTCCGCTGAGTTACAGAGGTATATTATTTTCTTCCCCATTGTATATAGTTCCAGCCACGCTCATGTGCGTAGTAAATAAATACTTTAACTACCGTTTCCCAAAATGCAATCGTTATAGAAAGAGAAGCGTTCTTTGTAATGACATAAGCAACAGCAATAGAGGAAAGTGTGCCCCATATGCGATAACTTAATGCTTTTGCAAATGATCTGGCTTTAGTTACTGTCATCTTCTTTTTTCCTATACATTTCTTCTATCATTCTTTCTTCTGCATCTGCAATACCTTTACCAATATTAGATGCCCAATTCACGACGTTTTTCAGTAGCCGAAATAGCATGAATGTCTGCCCCCAAGTCTACTTGCTCAATCTTATATCCTACATCACGACCATATACAATATTTGTAATGTTAGGTAGTCTTAGTACTAATGCGCCATCCATAAACTCATCTTTAGCAATATACCCCTTAACCTGATCAAAAGTAAGTGGATCCTTCTCGCTTGTATTGTATGTATTACGGACTCCCAGTAGCACTTGCTCTGTTCTCTTCCCCGCTTCATTGTAAAGGGCGTGGTGGCCTTCATGCCATGGCTGGTACCTACCCAACATAAGTGTTGTAGGTGCAGACCAGTCATGTAAATCAAATCGTTTAATAATTTCTGTTGATTTCTCATTTGGATTTAGATCATGGCTAATAAATGCAATGTCATAGTCAGAAGGGCTTTCAAACATTTTGTTTGTGTCTTCAAATCTACCTTCTTCGATTGTGTCCATCCAAATAAAAATGTCTGGCTTACCAAATGCTGCACGAGTTAGTTCTGTAGGACATATAAAGTCAACTATTACTGGAGCAACGCCCTGCTTAGAAATTAGTCTTGCCATCTCTCCCATGCGTCGTGCTTGCTCAATACGATCTTCAGCGGTAAACCCAAGGTCAGAATTAACTGTTGCACGAACCTCATCTGCATTAAGATGAATGGCGTTAATTCTTTCTTTGAGTGCTTTTGCTAATTCTGTTTTACCAGATCCAGGTAATCCTATAATTTGTATAATCATTTATTCCTCCACATTAAGTATACCATTGTGCCCCTGGTTGGATTCGAACCAACGCTTGCACGATTTTAAGTCGTGTGCCTCTACCGCTGGGCTACAAGGGCTAAGTACATCTGGAAGGACTTGAACCTTCGGCTCTCCGCATATAAGGCGGGTACTCTAACCAACTGAGTTACAGATGCGTAGGACTGGAAGGTAATGCTCCTTCTTCTCAGGATTAAAAGTCCTGAGCATCACTTTAATGCTTCAATCCCTTGTGTACACCAGGTAGGACTTGAACCTACGAATAGCCGAATTATGAGTTCGGTGCCTTAACCAACTTGGCTACTGGTGCTAGATACCGTTATCTTCTAACCTTCTAAGTATCTCAGAAGTTTTTGGATCTGTCAACATCATAGTGATAGCATCTGCAACTGCTGGTCTAATTTCTGGCAGGGAATATAAATCATTCTTCGTAATCCTATTTAATAATTCCATTAGCCTCACACAATCATCATGTTTATACCATACCGTACAGTATAATTTACCGTCAAATTCTTCTACATTGAGACAAGACCTATACTCTTCTATGATTTGGTCTATAACGACCTTCTGTGCCTTTTTACAGCCATTGCAAGGGCAGGACCAGGTCATTGATTTCCTTCATAAATTATATTCATAATGTCTCCAATACCTTTTTCTGGCAAATCATGAAAATAATATGTCCCGCCATCTTTTAAGTTCCATCCACGCCATCCATCAGGCTCACACCAAATTGCAGATACAGTTTTCATGGCCTCTGGATCTTTAAGGGTACGTGAGATAGAGTTGTAAAAATCAACCTCTGCAAAGATAGCAGTACGAAGACGTTGCCATTTAAATATAAAATCAACTAAAGAACTAATCATACTGAAACTCCAAGCAAAAATCCAATAATGCCAGTCAATATAGCAACGGTAATGTAATATTTATTTGACATATATTCTCTAACTATATCATTTTTAATATTTTGAGGTACCTCAATCATTTCAAAGTTATCATCATATACGTAATGCTTCATATTGCTCCTAATCTTTATAATAAGTATATACCATAACTGATATAATGTCAATGTGGCTAATGAAAATACGTGGACTAAGTTTAACGGTACCTTTTTTTTAAATAATCCAATAGAAAAAGAACTGGTTTTCTCAACAGGAAAAGAATTATTGCCATATGAAAAAGTTGAACAAGATCAAGAATTTATTCCAAATATATATGTGTACAGAAATTTATCAATAGGTAGTGGGAAAGGAGAGGCTAAAAGAATTAAAGGGCCAGTATTCCTAATGTATCAAACTGCAGCATACGTACATTTTTTATTAGATGGGGTTGGCGTTTATTATGGAATAAAAAAACATATTCCTGGACTTCAACCTTATTTTTTAAATCCACATAACTATAGAGATAATTCTATATCTTTTGACAAAGATTGGCTATATCTTGATGGACATCAAAATCCAAATTCAAAAATATTAGACTTGAGAAAAAATAAATATATTTTTGATGAGGTATATGATTTTGATTTCTCTGGACGAAAGAAAACTGTATCAACGATGTATGTATTTCCTTTTATGGCAATAAGAGAAAACCTTTTAAATAAAATATCTATAAATGAAAATTCTGCAAAAAAAATATATATATCAAGAATAGATTCTGGTAACAGATCTGTTAAAGATATTGCTGGATTTGAAATGTATTTGGCTGACAAAGGTTTTTCTTTAATAAGATTATCTCATATGAACTTAGAAGCACAAATGGAAATATTTTTTAATGCAAAAGACATTGTTTGTTTTAGTGGCTCTGGATTAACTAATACAGTTTTTTGTAGTTCAGAAGCAAATATAATTGAAATAAATAGATCTCCAGACACATACACCTATAATACTTGGGCAAAAAATTGTAAGTCTATTGGCATTAACTACATTGGTATTTCATTTTTAGGAGACAAAGAAAGCGCTTTATCTGATGTTGATCAAATAAAAGATAGTGTAAAATATATACAGGAGTTAATATGAAAAATTTTGAATCATCGTTTAGAAAGTTTGATTCTTATATTCCAAATAAAGATGTTATAGAATCTGAAATATTTTATAAATCTGAGGATGAAAATTACCCAGATATATACGAATTAAATAATGTCTGCATAGGACATAATCCCTACAACAAAATTAAAATTAAAGGTAATTCTTTTTTAATATTCATTAATCCTCAATATACTCATTTAATTTTAGATTCCCTTTCTGTATTTTTATATATAAAAAAATATGTTCCAGATTTAAAAATGTACGCAATAACAACAAGCCCTAAGCCAAATGATAGAGATTATTTTAATTTAGTAGATCAAGATATATTTTTATTATTCGGTCAAGATTTTCAATCATCAAAGATAAAAGTTCTCGGAGCACATTATGAGTTTGAAAAGGTATATGATTTTGAATTAAAAGTTAGGAAAGATCCAGCATCGGCGTATTTTAATTTTCCTTTTATAGAAATAAGAGATTTATTTACATCTTTAGCAAAGGATAATTCAAAATTAAAAGGTAAATATTATGTAAGTCGTACAGGCGGTTTAAAGACTGGAAGAATTATTGAAGATGAAATTGAGTTTGAAAAATATTTTGCGGCATTGGGATACAACATTTTAAATTTAGAAAAGATGACACTCCAAAACCAAATAGATACATTTTATAACGCAGATGAAATAGTATCAATAAGTGGATCTGGCCTTACTAATACTATAGTTTGTAAAGAAGGAACTAAGGTATTAGAAATAAATACTAAGCCAGAAGATTACTCTTATAAAACATGGGCAAAGATATCAAAATTATGCAAATTAGACTATACACAGGTAGGTCTTATGACTGAAAATAATACAACGGAAGAGTTATTAAATAAACTTAAGTCTATTCAGCGTTATCTTTAGTGTAAATTTTTAACTTATCCCAGTAACCGCCACGATTACCTTGATAAGATTCTCCACTCTCAGTATCAATTAAAATCCACTTACTTGGACACTTGGTATGAACCATAAGATTAATTGGCTCATCTAATTCTTCGATTTTTCTTTTAGACTGTCTAAATTTTTTTGTCATTTATGTTCCTTCATATGCCTATTTAATGTATTATGTGCAAATATACCCCAACGCACTTGGGTTTCTTTTTTGCAAACAGGGCAGATTACAACTTTCTCAGTCATACATCAATTATACATTGGTTATTGCTATATGTCAATATCGTCTATCGTAGCCGTGTTCGTTAATATAAGCAGCAGACTGACTCCAGGTTTCTGCATTTGCCTCTACCCCGTGTCCTTCTACAATTCTGTTATAGAAATTAAATATTGCACATACTGCAATTGCATCCTTTAGTTCTTCCTCACTAAAACCAGCGTCAATTACGCTTTGCTTAAGTTCTAACGAGGTTTCGCTTGGGGATAAAGTTAGCACCTTAACATAGGCAAGCAATGGTGACAGTCTGTGTGAATCTGGATCATCAAATAAAGCAAGGTCTACATCTGTTGCACCTAATGATTTTGCAAACTCTCTATGTGATCCAAAACAATATTCGCATCTATTTAAATAACTTGTATAGCCTGCAATCAATTCTCGATCTAATGGGGTAAGGTGAGAAGGTTCTCTAAGTAGTTCCTGTGCAATGGTCAAAGCATACTTATACTTGTCCATTCTTTCAAAAAATATATCTGTTATACCTTTGGCATCTTTTAAAGTCTCAAAATAAGTCATTTTTTATCCTATTCTATAGTAGTTAAGTTCGGCGAAAAATAGAAATGTAAACCTTAATCCTGACCTACAAGGTCAATATTGGTTAGTGTTTCTGTCTTTTGCCACCCACACATTAAGCAATAATGCACAATGTGAACAAGGCTGCCTTCAACTGTTTCAGAAGATAATGTTCTATGTAGGTGCACAATTTATTATTGTACAGCATATTTATCCCATATATCTAAATGAAAAATGTTTTTCACAGACATCAGTGATCTTACCCGTAGCCTTATCAGGCTGGGTATATTTTGCGTTCTGGTCGCAATAGAAGCACGTTGTCTTTTCCATATTCTCATTATAGCATTTAGGGCATGCCTTGGTTACTTCGGCGGTATTTATAGGAGCACTAAACATAACCCCACATTTATAGCATAATACACTTACATCTAATTTATTTATATCATTCATTTAATCTCCTTTTGAGAAGGCCTCTGAAATGATTCGTAATCTTTCTCTCAATTCCCATTTCTCATGCTTAGACATATATGGTTTGTCCGCTATGCGGTCTTTATTCTTTTCATATCTCTTTTGCTTGGCCTTAGAAATATCATCATTTACCTTCTTCATAGTACCAGTATAGCAGGCGGTATAATTGTGATGTGGACCACACTATTTTATATATCATATATCACCAAGAATATAATGCCATAAAGATAGGAATAGGAGATATTGCTGGTAAAAGGTTTAAAGCCCATAAGACCAAAGGATGGGAATTGGTTTCATATTGGTATTTTCAAAATCGGCGGGGAGCAAAGAGAGTCGAATCTATAGTACTACAAACCCTAAGAGAGAGATATGGACATTATCTAAATAAGGAAGATATGCCATATGGGGGATATACGGAGACATTTAATGCCAATAAGATAACCAAAAGAAAATTGATCAATATGGTCAATAGGGCAATAAAAGGATAATTCATACCCCGCCAAAATTATAGATTAATATTATTTACTGGTTCTTTAGACCAATGGATATATGACCTAATATATACGGCTGCATAGGCTAATGCTGAGAATATAAAACCATATTGGTTTGTTATGAGAGCATAAGTTATCCACAGGCATTCGTTAAATAGGAGTACAAACCATCCCCATTTGTCCTTACGGCCAACAAAATAAATACCTGCTACACCTATAACTGCTAATACCCATGACCACCACATATATTTAGTATAGCATATGGTTATCCACAAGTTATCCACAGATAAATCTTACTGATTATATTATTGGATAGGGTTAAAGTGGAGTAAAGTGGAGGATAGTGGGTAATGGAACGCTTTTATAGATGGCGTTCGTAATCCCAAACCAAATTTTCCTATATCCTTCAAACCATATATCCTGCTTATACCATATATCCTCGATATTGTCAAACCATATATAAAAGGTTTGGGCATTATACATGCAAAACAATGGTTTGTCAAGTCCTTTTATGCATGATTTTGCCCTAAACATTCAGGGATTTTTTGGGAAATTTCGTAATAATATTTGAATAAATCCAATAAAGATTTAAAAGGTTTGAAAAGTTTTTAAAACCAAAGAATATGGTTTGATATGTATATATAGGGGGGTTATAGAGTATGATCGTAATGTTTATTTGAATCCCCCGCCTTTTCGGCAGGGGGTATTATAAAGAGGTTCGTAATGTCTTTATACTTTGATGCCACCATCATAGGGGCTAGATGATTGTCCCTTAGTTAAATAACTAGGATGTATAACCATACCATGGTTTGGACCAATAACTTGTTTATGTAATGGTATGTTTAATAGTTCTTGTTCAAAAGGTTTGTCTGCTTCAACTCCCCGCTTGAAAATGCGGCGGGTATAAAAGAACTTCAATCCACTTATCATATATATAAACCCTATTACCCTAGATATTCCATTACCAAATGCAATTGCTAATTCATTTTGTCCAGTATGATATGAAGCACTACTATGTATATTTGATCCATTGAATCTTGCATTATTATGAGGAGACATTTGATATAAGTATATCATGGTTTGGAAAAAATGTTTATTGGATCGTAATACTTTCGGGAAAATATTTTGATTGTTCGTAATACATTTGACAAAAGGATATTGGTTTGATATACTATACCCTTTTCTAGGCAACCCTCAAGGGGCGCTTTAGGCTTTTATTACTCTTCTAACTTTTTCTCTACATAAGCAAGCAAGTCAGATAGATTGTCTATGTCCCCAACTTCTTCCTCAGTCATTTCCATAGCAGATAAAAACAAAGCAAATGTTTCATTTACATAGTCCTCTGCGATAGGATTAGGTGTTACCACACCAGTAGAAATAAACCAAGACAAAGGCAAGCCAATGTCATTGTATTCTATAAACTCTGACAGTTTAGCATCATCTCTAAACTCAAACCAGAATTGCCCTAAAATACCACACTTATCAGAAAAGTCTATCGACATGTTGTTCTCCTAAATACTCTACCATAAGTTTATCATACTCTTCTCCCGCTGTCAAGGCAATGACTTCTAAACGTCGTGCCACAATAACGGGGTGATTGCGAACCAAATGAAATCCAACAGCCTCCAGATTAAGTCCCATGTCCTCAGTAATTAACTTGGCAAACTTATTTGAGTATTGTATTTCTTTGGTATTCTGTGGTGCTCGTCTAACGCTATAAGCCATAATTCCTCCTATTAGATTGTATCAAAAAAAGATGAGGGGCGCAAGTGGCAAGAAGAACCTGCGCCCCAGTAAAGAGGGGACCCAACCCTCTTTTTTAGGATGTGACCGTCGTCACTAAATCTCCATGGTAACTAATAAAACTATCAAATGAATGGCTGCCAGTCTCATCTTCAACAGTCTTATTAACTAAATCAATTACAATATCAGGATGGTCTCCGCCGTACATGCCGTGCTCATTGCTGGCCCATAGACCAAAGCCAAGTTCGTCGTTCCACTGGTCTCCAATCAACTGTGATACGATAATACGTGCCGCATATGAGGTATCGTTCCAACGTGGACGGGCCTGCTCCAGGGCATTGGCAAGATTAATAAATCTACTATAACCACCCCAGTGGCTGTACAAATTTAAAGATAGGTCCTTGTCTTGTCTGATTGTATATACGATTCTGTCTCCCATATTAATACCTTTCTGTAGTAGGGTTTGTATTCATGATATCGAACTGCAGCGGTAAAGTCAACTGCTCATAGATCTCATTCCTCGTCATCAAGATACTCTCCTGTGAAATCAACTACAACCATTCCTACTCTACCGTCCTCATTAATATGAGCATATACGGGATATAAACCATCTCCATACCCTGTTGAAAAGGCTACAGCAGATGTTCCAAGGGAGCCAAATCCCTTACCTAATGTAGCATTGCAAGCACCAAGATACCCATACTCACCCTCGTGTAGTGGGTGGTCCTCAAACTTATGTTCATCTCGATTCCAGGGCTTCCATTCATCAAGATAGCATGGGTCTCCAATAATTGCCTGTCCACTGTCTACTGCAAACTGTCCTATTAGTACTAACTTATCTGTTTTAATCATTACTGCTCCTTGTCCGCTACTGCAAATGATAGGTCGTATGTAAGACTATATACCGCTGCAAGAGCGTCTAAGTATCCTTCGGCATATGTCCGTTGCATTGAATCCATTGCTTCTTGTGTTTCATCCTCAACTGCTTGGGCGTCTGCAAGTTCTTGTTCTGCTTCAAGCATTAAGGTTTTAAGATGTCCGTGCATGACGTCTAATCCTGAGGCGCCAGCATTAATTGCATTTTTTAGATAATCGGGTAGCATTATGCTTTTTCCATTCTGTATTCGGGTACGTTATCTAAGTATACCTTGTGCTCATCACATTCCGCAACTTCATCAAGGTCTGCCTCACCCATGTAGTGACACTCGTTACAAACCTCACCACAGCCATTATCACAATACTCAAGACTATCTAATGCATCACAATCTCTACACTTATTGTTATAGACCTCTATCTCAGTTCCGTCACCTTCTATAAATAGATACTCTCCACCCCAGCCAGTTTCTTCTTCATAAGATAAGTTAAACTCAACATTAGGGTACTGTGCAGACAAAGCCTCAATCGCAGGTAGAGGTGGAGACCAAGCGGTATTAAAACGGTATGCAAGATAAGTATCTGATTCTTCCATTAACTCAGTCTCAGGATACTCCTCATTATTAGATACAGCAACGTCCCACTTAGTTCCCCAGTTACGAACATTAAAGTCATACCAGTTATCACCCTTAAACATCATCTGTTCTGCAATAGGTAATGAATGGTCAGACTGCTTATTGTATTCTTCTAAATTAGTAGGCTTGACAATGTTCCAAAATGCAAATACAGGATTATCATAACTTGTATCTGATAGTTCCATTTGTTGTGTAGCAGGATTCCATTGGTCATGCTGTCTTGTAAAAGGTTTATTAAGTTGTGTTTTGATAGCAGAGATTTCTTCCTTGCTACCGTCTATAGATAATGAGTTGTAACACCAATTTGGCATTCATGGGTCCTTTCTTATGGGTTCGTAATTAAATTTTAGCAAAAATGCAAGGGAATGTCAAGTACATTAGTCAAAGTATCCCTCTGCCCATAGGCCATCAAGGAAGTCTGCTGCTTTTTCTAATCCTTTTTCAGTCGGCAGTCCTTTAGAGTCATATAAAGCCTTAGTAACAACAGCCCTCATTTCATCTAAATCATCTATTGTATATCCTAACATAATCCACCTCCATACTCATACATTAAATCCATTGCTATATGTAAAGCACAATCACAATCCCCGCCATTCATATTTTCCATGAATTCGAAATGATCTAAATTGTCCTCATAGATAGTTGTAACTAATTCATCAATTGTGTAGGGTTTATATTGTGTGGTCATACATTTATTCTACAGGATTCCAGCAAAAAAATCAAGTGCTACGTAATAAAATATTTGGAAAAATACAATGTCCGATTTGTCATGGTTTGCCTAGGCATTTTTTTGCAATTTACGATCTGCAATTACAAAATAAAAAATGAGCAGTTTTAATTCTTGCTCAGGAATTTTTTTATTTATGCAAGTTGCATAACTTTTTGCACAACAGTTAGCAAACGATTTTTTTCTGCGTTGATTTGTGCATCAAACCCAGAAGCAGCAGCGAGAATACTTTCAGTATTACCACCACGAGCAGAACGATACCAATCAAGGCGTTCAGTTAGTGCATTGAAAGCACCCCACGCATTACCAGCAATCATTCCGTTAAACTCACCTGTGTAAATGTCATTGATTGTATCAATTTTATTTGTCCACTTAGTGAGAGCAATTTTCTTATCATTCTCAGGCTTTGGATAAGCAGCAAGAACAATGTCGTTAAATTGCTGTGCGGTAACTTCTTTTTCAATCATAGCCTTAGCCATAACATCAAAAGCGTCCATGTAAGCATTAGCAAGACCAAGAGTCTCACGAGCAATCTGCACTTTACCATTAGCGGTCTGTGTATGGCGTATCTTGAATGATTGCTTAACGCCGTCCTTCTTGCGTGTACGATTAAGTGCAAGATTAAGAGTGTTAGCGCATACAACACGAACAGGTGTAATGCTTGCTTGAATAGCAATTGAGCCGTCATGTGATGTGTTGATAAGCAAATAAGTCTTTACCTTATCTGCAACACCATTAGGGTCAAGAATTGTTTCACGCTCTAAAGCAAGAGAGCCGAATACAACACGACCACCACGAATAGCACCAGCAGTTTCCCAACGACCTCCGCCGTCAAGAATGTTATCACCGAATGAGAATAAATCTTCATTCTGCAAAACATGGTAACGCTGACCTACAACACCCAAAACATCTGTTTGAGTATTGTCTGTAGGATTAGTACGCACTACATACTGATAGTCCTTATCTGATGATAAGTGAGAGGGAATGTTTACATCTTCAAGACGAACATTCCAATTAGACAGATTTGCTGCATCAAGCATTTCTGTAGTTGTTTTTTCTTCTGTGAACACAGTACCAAGACCATGCCACGCAGGTTCACGAAATGATGCAAAAGATGCAACACCATTTTGAGTTTCTAATTCATGAGCCATTTTTGTTTCCTTTCTGTAGATAAACTAAGTTTAGCAGTTATGACCGACAAATGCAAATCAGGATAGTTAGATAAGGATAATTCGGACATTTCGTAAGTGTGATCTTAAACACATCTTAAATATTTGACTTTTTGATTTTGATCTGCCTAGGAATTTTTTGTAGAGCAGTTTACGTGGACATGCTCAGGTCCCTTGCGGCCTCTTTTAAGAAAGGATGAAAGAAGAGGTCCGCTTACATTCTGGCCCCTTTCATGAAGGCCAGAAATATTTTAAATGTCTACTCTGTCAACACTGGATGATAAGTATGTAATTGCACTGTCACTATAAGATACAGAATCAAAATCAATATCATAGATTGCATTCATAGCCTGCTCTTCATTACGTGCATTGACTGTGATTGAGTACTCTACTGTAACCTCAACCTCAAATTCTTTTGTTAATTCAAAACCACAAATGTTTGCAATTTCTTCAGCCTGTGACTCTGTAATTGAATCTTCATCCAATTGCTCCAAGGTCCATTCTTGCATTTCATTACGCATACGGTTACGTTCTGCAGACTCTGTATAGGAACGTTGTGTAACTGTTTGAATGTGTTCCTCAAGTTGTGTAATGCGTGATTTATTTTCTGCTAACTGAGTCTCTAAAAACTCTCGTGTCATATAGTGAGCGTTTGTTGTTTCCATTATTCAATATCCTTTCCCATGGATTCCATTTCTTGTATTGTTTCAAGCATATCATTTATTTGATTTTCTGTCAAGCAAGCATGAGTTACGAGTGTAGCGGTAAGTGCTGAAAGACTTGCAGAATACATAAACATAGCCTTTGCAAAGTCATCTGCTGACATATAGTCTTTATTCTGATAGATAGAACGAGCCATATCCATTATGCTTTCGTCGTGGACGGCGTCCTTTGTTGCTCCTTGAATTGCTAATGCGGTTGAAATCATTTATTTATCCTTTCTTAGATAATATAAGCATAGCATTTTTTAGGGGGAAATGCAAACCAGGTACGTAAAAGATCTCACATATTGGACTGTGTTTTAAATCACATTGCCTAGGCGATTTTCTCTCCAGGGGACTTTCGCAGATAGATCTGCCTTGAACGCAGGAAAGAAAATCAGCGAGCAGTTTTTCGACAAGTGCTCAGGTCGAACTATCGCTATTAGTAAGTCTTTACCATAGCAAAACGAGTTTGGTTATTCGCAAGTCGCAACATCACACGAGTTACATTTTTAGTTTGTGGAACAAACTTTTCAATTCTTCCTGTAACTCCTGTTTTGCTTGTTGTAAATAAATCTCCGATTTGGTAAGTGTATCCGCCAAGTGTCATTATCTTGCCTTTCTGTTTTGGGTTTTGTGTTGAGCAGTTTTACCTCATGCTCAGGAGAGTGAATTACAAGTATCGGGCGATAGCGTTGTAAGTAGAAGTAGAAACTACTTCCTCATCTGTCATCTTGAGAATACGAATTGCGTTCTCAATTTCCTCAACCATTTCCTTATACTGCCAATCATGGAAAGTCTCAAAATCTCTTTCAGGTTCAGTAGGAAGGTCAATCGTTCCTTTTGGTAGTGAGAAAGATACATTTATCTCACCATTGTAGCGAGTATGAGCAGATACATCAGTAGCCTTTGAGATAGAAGCAAGTGCTAACTTAGCGACTTCCTTGTTATACTTCTCTTGAGCCTTTGAGAACTTCTCCTCATTTACTTTTTGATTAGCCTTATCCTTTTGGAGTTGTGCTAACTTTGTTTCTAAAGCCTTGATAACTTTAGTTGTAGCAATCTTTACGCTAATTGCTTTTTGTCCTCTTGCCATTTGTTTATTTCCTTTCTTATGGGTTTGGGTTTATCTAAGTCTAACATTTTTTCTGTTAGAAATCAAGTTGAGCCTTTTTAGTAGTCATGCTCAGGACTTTTCCTGTTTATTTAGTTAGGAATTACTTAGCCGTCCAAGTTGTCCAGCGAGGTGTGCCATTTACATCAAGTTTTACACGAACAGTTGAGCCGTCCTTGTTTGGCTTGATTTCTGTAATTGTGCCTGTAACCTTTGACTTCTGTGAAGTGTATAGGTCGCCTACCTTGTAAGTTGCGGTTGCTACTGACATTGTTTTTCTCCTTTGTTTTGGTTATGTTATTATTATGACATTTATTTCTTGCCGTGTCAAGTTATTTTTGACATTTTCTCACATTTTGAGATTTCTCTCGTGTGATTTGGGTCACTTTAGAGGGGGGTAAAAAATGACCCACAATAGTAGGGCTGTAAGTAATAAGCCTATTAGTTTCATGATTTCCTTACCTTTTCTTTGTTGAAAATACTATAGCAGATTTGTTGTCAATACACAAGCCGCATGATACGCAAGCAGATCCAGCCTGTGAGATTAGGGGGATAGCCTTCTTATTCTCAGGGCACTTAGCGCCTACCTTACCTATCATTGCCTTCATGTCCTCTTGACCTATAGCAAAAGTTTCTGCAAGGTATGCTAATTTAACGCCATGAGCATTAAATAGTTTTATTGCTTCATCCTTATTATCTGCGTCTGTACTAAAATAAACAGATAGATTATCGATACCCTTGAGAATTTCTATTGCAGAGGGTACACGAGTATAAACCCAGAATTTAACATCGCTATGATTTTTAACTACTGTGCTCCAGGCGAGGGTATAAGTATCATTAAAGAAATCCCCGTCCCAGTGAATACGGAATAACATAGGGGCGTCCTTCTTTACACAGTCTGCCTTAAAATCAAGAATCATCTCATCAAGTAATCTAACCATTTCATCATAGTTAGCGTCTTTCAATAGATCCCAATTATGAATAAGATTATCTCTTACTCCTTTGTAGATTTTTTCGAGTTTTCCTGCGTAGCATACCTTAGCGCATACAGAGGTTTGATTAGGGCATGAATAAGCCTTTCCAGCAGGTAATCCAAAAGTGTTGGCGATTGTTGGGGTTTTTCCATTTTTTGATACTGCATTTGCTACCTTCCTATCCATAGAACGTTTTAGTTTCATGGGGGTCCTTTCTTTAGACTTCTATAATAACATTTTTTTAATTAAAAATCAAGCGACACTCTTATTTTTGTGTTTAATCTTTCGGGAATACCACTTTTTGCTGCGTAATGGGGTGGCGGCATTGGAACGACGTAATTCCATTAAACGTCTTAATTCCTCAGGGGTTTTCTTTCTCATGATTTAATCTTATCATAAAAATATTAAAAATGCAAATGTCCGATTTGTCCAAATTGCCTAGGCGGTTTTGCGGATTACTCCACAAAAACGTACCATTCAATTTTGTCATCATCTAAAACAAATGCTTCAACTTCATCACCAAAGTCATCAAGCAAAATTAAATGATAACCATCATTAGATTCCATTATTGTTTTTACTGTTACAAACTGATCTTCAATTTTTACCAAATCACCTTCTGCCAATTGGTTTGGCAAAAGATAATCAGCGAATCGCAATTCCATACTCATCATTGTAGCAGACATTATTCAAGCCCCAATCCTAATTCATACCCTGCATCTTCTTCACCATAGTATTCATCATCTTGTGGCAACCAAAAATCTAAGTGGTGTTGTTCAATAATCGCATACGCTGGTGCATGACTCATGCCCTTGTAGAATACGCCATCTGGCATAGCAATCTGTCTCATAGCATCATTATCATAGTAAGCATCAATAGCATCAATGCAAGGTTGCACCATGCTTAGTGGTACGGGTGGATAGTGATTACCCTGTAAGTGATAGGCTAATTGTGTTTCTAAATCAAGGACGCTATCTGCTAATCCAATTGCTGTTACGCTTCCCATTATTTTTTCTCCTCTATATCTGCTACATATATATCATTTTTATTTAGTAATCCGTATCTGATATTACTATCAAACACTTCTATTGCTGAGTCATAGTCCTCTGCTTCTACATTTATGAAAGTGTTAAATTCAAATAGTGGCATTATCGTGTTACCACCAATCCTGAAGCATAAAGAGTTTTTGTGTGCATTTTGCCTGAAGGCTCTGATAGATTAACTGTTGAGTATTCGTTAGCAAACCCTACATCAACAAACTTCTGATAAACTTCAACGGCAGTTAAAGCATCTGAGTAACGACCAACCCAAGCAGGTGTAGGGTTAGAGTCATAGGTAACTGTTACTGAGTATAGGTATTCCATTATGCGTTCTCCTTAGTAGTCCATAGTAGGTCAATCTTAGTGTAGTCTATTTCTGCATTATTATCAAGATAGCAGTTATAGCAATACAATTCAGTAATGGATACTGCATTTTCGTTGCATTGGATACAGGTGTCGGTCATTTATGCCTTCTTTCTTAACTTGATAAATCAAGCCTATCATTTCGTACTGACAAAATCAAATCCAAAGTGCAGGTTTCGGGAAAATTGTTGGTGTGTTTTTAATCACACGTAAAGCCTGTGGATAACCTGTGGACGACACGCTAGGCACCTAGCAAAAATTTGAGCAGTTTTCAATCATGCTCAGGATCTGATTTTATTTTCTAAAATCTTTTTTTATTTCTTGTAAATCTTCTTTTAGCATTGGTAACATCATTCTAAATAAAATAAAAACGCTACACGCTAAAAATAGTTGAACGATTGTAGTTGCAGCCCTTGTCATGAAATCATCTCCAAGTCTTTATAGCAAGCAATAGCAAATCTATTTGCGTCAAATCTTGGGTTATCTTTTTCAAACATTAGAGAAAATTCATCTACCAAATCAGCAAATAAAATTTCTCCTTGCTCATCAAAAACAGATGTAGCAAAGTAATTGCCAAGAATTTCTGAAACTGCGACATAGTCTTTTCGTGTCATCATTAGTTGTTTTCTCCTAACAAAATAAACGCATGGCTTCCACCTTCGTTTACTCGGTCCAATTCTGTTTGCACTTCCTCAATGGTATAAGTCTTACCAATAGTTAGCAATTCATTTACTGCTTGAATGTTCATCTGAGCAAATACACCTTCTGGCAGGCTTTGAATTTGAGATAGAAACGGGGAGTCGGAGTGAATGCGTGAAATAAAATTTATTCCGTTAGCGGTGAATGGGAAATCTGTATAAGTTGTGTTAGTCATAGTTAGTTTTTACCTTTCGTGTTTGTTGTTACTACAATTTTAGCGATTTTCTCTAAGTTTGTCAATTGTTGCGCTTTACGCTGTGCCTCAATGTGGGCTTTGAATTCATCTAATTTCATTAGTCGTTTGTCCTTACTGCTAAATAACGATAAGTATCTTTTAGGTTTAGTGGTGCTGAGTAGTGAGGTCGCACCTGAACACGATAACTTTCGGTATCTGTTCCATACCAGACATCAGCCTTTTCGGCTGAGATAATTTCACCCTTTAGGGTTTTTGAGTGATAAGTCTTTCCTACAAGTAGGTTTTCGATAGTATAGACATTTGCTGACATTAGTTGTCACCTTTCTTTAGTTTCTAATAATCCTATTATTTCATTTTTTTGCTAAAAAGTCAATTCGACACGCCGTTGTGTCTATGTGACCTTAGTCACACTCTCCGCAAGGGCATTGAGGAAACTCTCGCTCTTGCTTGATACGATTAGCGAGACGCTCTACCTTCATGTATGTATCGAATGAGGCACCTCTAAAGGATACACACTCTCCGTCTGCTATCATGTGAGCAGCCTTAGCGATTTTTTGTTCTAATGTTAGTGTAGTCATTTTGACCACCTTTCTTTATTTTCTAATACTGCAAGAATAACACACAAAAGCCAAAAAGTCAAGTCCAAACACGGCGTGTCGTATGTGATTTATACCACATTAGTTATCCACACCCCCTGTGGACGACACGCTAGGTAGATTGCCTAGGAATTTTTTGGAGGGGAAGTCCAAAAAACTTTTTTATTTATTCAACAGGCAAAACTTCAAACGCATCAAATTTTTCTAATTCGTTTTCGCTAAGTTTAGCAAAAACTTTATTTAAATTAAAAACTGCTTGAAGATCTGTATCTGCTTCAGTTACAAAACTAATTAAAACATTTTTTTTCATTTATTTTTCTCCTCTAACTGTTCCGCTAATTGCTAATAAATCACACTCTACTTTTAGAGATGTTGTTTTGTTTAATTGTGATGGAAGCGCAGAAATAAAACTACGCACCTGCTTTTCTGTATAGAAAGGCATTTTTTTAGTATTACCATTGTACGAGGTAAGAGTTAGGGTTATCATTATTTATTCTCCTTCTATTTCTCGATAGTCAATTACATGAAAGTCTAACTGTCTCTCAAGTGGCATAGCCTTTAGCCATGAATAAGCAGACTCAAAATCATCTGCTTCTACATCTACGAATAACTCAAAATTAAAAATAGCCATTTAGTTATTCTCCTTTCTTGTATAGAAAATCCCAAGCCTTACGGCATAACACGATAGATTTGCAGTTATCGCAACAGATAACCCCATGAGGGTTAAGGTCTAAGTCATAGACATCAACGCTTGCAGTAGTAGCACCGCAAACTGAGTCTAAGTTAATAAAGGTACTCATCTTTTAAGTCCTTCCTTTCCATAAGTGTTGATAAAATCAGGTAGAGCCATTACGCCCTTGTAGTCCTTACACGCTGGGCAAAATCTATTCCACCCGTCAAATAGTGTTATGCAAAATGCACAAATGTTATCCATAGCGCATAAGCCTTGCTCATCTATAAATTGCATAGTGTCGTTCATTTAGATACATACCAATCTGTCCACATAGGCAAACGCTCAGGGTCGCTATCATAGTAGTAACGCTCAATGTTCTGCTCACAATTTTGGCAGAAAGTAAATTGCTCATCACCGATTTCGGAGATAGCAGATTTCATAGGGTTATGCTCAACGCATTTTGTTATTGTTAGTGTAGTCATTTGAGACCACCTTTCTTTTTTATTACTATTTATTTTCTTACTCTGTAAGTCTAACACAGGGGTCTGACAAATTAGGGTGTTTTTCGGGCGTGTCGGAAAAGTATTTTTGTGATAAGGCTCACATTAGTTATCCACACATGAATGGTCAGACCTGTGGATAACTTTTTCCTAGGTAGTTGTCCGATATGTCCGTTTTGTCTATGTGATAAACACCACATGCGACACGCCGATAAGGTACTTGACTTTTGATGGTATCTATGTTATTATTCTCCTATACAAATAAATAAAGGACACAAGGCTAATGAGCCTGAGCGAATAAGTGTGATACAACTCACAATGAGCCTCAGCAAATAAGTAGCCAAAATGTCAGACCCCCCTGATAGAATAGAATTATCAAAAGAAAGAAAGAAGGTTGCTCATGTCAGCAAATCTATACACAATCGAAAGCCTATTAGTAGGCAAAACCTATCGCTCAAATACTTTGACGGGCGAGATTATTTCAGCAGAAAAATCTGATGTCTGGTATTCTAACGCAGAAGCGTATCGAGTATTAGTTAGAACCCCTTATTCCTATAAGGATAATTACAGAATTATTGCGGTAAAGGTAGGTGAGTAAATGATAAACTCATTACAAATTATTGAGTGCGATACCTGCTCAGGTAGAGGTATTATTTTCTATGGTGATAACGAGGATTACTCCATCGAGCCTTGCGAGTGCGTGTTATAGTGGCGGGGTATAGTGAGGAACAACTCCGCAGAAAAGCACACTTAGCCAATGGTGGCACAATAGCAAATTACGATAGAAGTCATTACAAGAAAGAAGAAATAAATGAAAGTAACAATAACAACGATGAGCGGTAAAGAGATGGACATGGATTTACCTACAAAAGAAAATGTCCAATACTTTATTGAATTGTATCGCAATAACCTAAAGAAAAATCAACGAGTGAAGGTTACTTGCGACCTGCTGGGTATAGATGGTTATTTACAGGGCACGGCTCCTATAAGATAGAGTCGCACCAGTATAAAAGATTAGGTCGCATCAGTAATGGTGCGATCTTTCTATTATGTGCTCACTATTTTTTTGTATTTATTTTTAAATTTCCTGTATCGTACATATTAGCAAAATATTCAGATTTTTGTCAAAATGACTTTATAAAAAATTTTTCAGATTTTGCTCAAACGTTTTTATTTAAAAGTTTATCTGCGATTTTTTGAGCGGTAGTTACAAGACCTTGTCTACCTAATGTAAGCATAGCATCAACCTCTTGGGATGACATATCCTTTGGTGCTTCTGATCTAATATTATCTTCTACAGTCTCCACAACTGCATTTACGATGGTTTCTCTAGTAATCATTTTGTCTCCTTTATTGTTCTTATATTGTAGCAGATCAATCACCATTTGCCAAGTGGACATTTCGCTTGAACAAGTGTTGTCTTTAATTTCATATAGCATCCACACTTCTTACATTTGACAAGTCTTTTATTGAAATGTGGGCAGGTATTGCAAATTTCGAGACGGGACTCAATGAGATCCCTATCGCTTCTTGGCTGATTAGGATCAAATAGGTCTATAAACCTAACATCATCACTCATTCATCTATCTTATCATAATACGTAACAGAATACTCACCTTGATATATTTCAGCATATGACATTATGTCGGACATATATTTATTCAATGTAGTCAAACCAATCTTATCGGACTTATATTTTTGATAGGATACCAAGGTTTCATGTGAAACATTCTCATGTGTTAATTGATCATTAAGGGTTTGTATGTAACGTTCTTTGCCATATCTTTTGGATGTAAGGGATTGATTTGGGTATACCGCCCTAAATGTGTCATCCGCATATTTGGCAATTTCTGAGTTACGTATAACATATTCAACAGATGGACAATTCATCCTATCAGACCATGTTCGCATGTTATCGCTGTAATTTTCCATATTTTTTAAAGTAGAATCAGCGTATGCCATGCGTATCATATCTGTCGCCGATGTTTCAAGATCTAATCCGAACGCAATTAAGTAAGCCGTTGCGAACGGAAACTTTGATGTATATTTATTTATGCCGAAATATTGATTCGGATTAAATCCTCTCGACGAAACATTATCGTTTACCAGTCGCATATGATTTCCAATTGAAACAAAATTTTCGTGATTCATATCACAGTCAACGAATAGGCACTCTTTGACATCTATACCGTCGGCGAGACATAAAACATTTTTATCATATGTGCCGACAATAGTAGATCCATTATATCTATTTAGTAATTGCGCCGAAACTAAACCATCCATATCTGGCGAGATGATTAGTTTTGTGGAGTAATCCAGAGTATATTTAATACTCTCCTTAAGAAGGTGATCCATATTTTTTCTGCCATAACTCAAACATTACATCTGCGTATACTTTATGAGTTACTCCTGGATAATGGCCTTCTCGTGAAGCCTTCCAAAACATACTACTGTCTGCCTCTTCATTTTCTTGCCAATGCTCAAATCTTATATTATCAAGCATATTGACATAGTGATTAAATTTATCATGTAGTTCTTCTTTTATAATATTATTTAAATCTTCGTTCCATGTAGACCACATAAGAGGAATATCTAATGTTTCACAAATCATTTCCAATGCGGTAACGTCTTCATAAAATCTAAATAACAAGTTTCCACGAATGATTGGAAATGTTTTTTCATCTCCCATTATCTGCTTTCCTGTATTTACAAGGATTGGATATGTTCCTACTTTTTTATCCAGTCTCATGTCAATTTTCGAAACTACTCGCAATAAATCTGGAAGTAAAAGAATAATTCCAGAAGGCTTTCCAATTTTACGAATGTAATTTATTGTATTGTGAACAACTACATCAATAGATGAACTGTTAACTGCTGTACTAAAATATTTATTTTTCCCTAAATGTTTATTTAGTTGATATGCCCAAGAGTATTCAATTGGAACTCCAAGTGCAAATGTATTTGAGCATCCACCATAAAGAATATTTGATCCAGCGAGTTCTGAAGAAAAGTCATCACTTCTAAAGCCATAGTTGTTTAATTTGTATTCAAAAGCAGGGTATTTATGCCAATTATTTTTAATAATTCTATGCTGTCTTTTAACACACACAGGATGATCACAATCCATACACCAAGTTGAATAGGAATTATTTGGAAGTTTTATATCTTCTGTTCCGTTAAGTATATAGACAAAGTCACGATTTAATACTCCAAAAAATGGATCTTCTTCTAATTCAGCCATTAGTAAATAAACTCCTGCTTCTTACGCATCTTTCTTCTCCATATTAGATACTTAATTTTTTTAATTATTTTGGATAGCATTTGTATTTTTTAAAAACTCCCCTTATAATTTACCTGTTATGTTTGCTACAGAAGGAACCGCTCTTATTATAGAAATCATAATTGGTGTATTCACTATTCTAGCAGGCTTTTCTGCTGGAGTCAAGTGGTTAGTAAAACATTACCTTTCTGAATTAAAACCAAATTCTGGCTCATCAATGAGAGATGAGATTAAAGCCACAAATAGAGAAATTAAAGAAATTAAAGAACGTCAAGATGAAGCAGATCAAATGCGTAGAGATATGGATAAGAAACTTGACAAAATGTATATGATTCTTTTGGATTATATATCTAGTAAAAAGTAGTTTATATATTATATATAAAGAATAATTATCTCTGAGGGAAAGTCCCCCCCTCCCCCCATAGATTTTTTGTTACATCTAATGGTGGAAGTGAAGATATATCTCTAGTGCAAAGTCCCCACAAACCCGATAACAACTATACCATAAAGAATTTTATGATTCAAACATATGAGATATTGATGTCCATTTTGTACTGTTATGATATACTTTAAATGCTTGCCCTTTGGTCCGTCTCCATACCCACCGACCTTGGGGCAAGTCTATATTTTATGGTATAATCTTTGTATTATGGCAAACTTCTGCGCTCCCGAAAAATTTGGTGCTGATCCAGTAAACGTTCAATGGAGAGTTGTACGTGGAGATACAGCCACACTACGTGTAGAATTTTATAACGACGATGAAGTTACTTATTACGATACTGAAGGATGGATATACAGGGCAACTGCATATGATCAATCTGGAGATATTTTGGATGCGCTTGATTGCGAACCAGCAGATGGCTATGTAGACATTACAGCCTATCCTTCAGTTACAAAAAACTGGGGATTAAAATATGCAGCAACAGTTGCAGAGTTACCATTTGATTTACAGGTAACAATTGCTAATGAAATAGAAGATACAATTTGGACTCCAGTTATTGGAACTATTTATGTGTTAGGTGATGTTACACCAGGAGGAAGTTTATAATGGCAGTTATTAAGATAGTTCCTATGCCAGGCGCAGAAGGACAACAAGGCGACACAGGTGCAACTGGTGCACAAGGTCCACAGGGAGAAGTAGGACAACAGGGTCCAGCAGGTGCAGACGCTGCATGGTATTACAATGGTGAATACAATCCAGGAGCATCTTACGTAGTTGGAGATGTTGTAACTTATGACGGCCAAACATGGTATCGTAAAAATGCAAATGGTGGCAATGTTGGAGATACTCCATCTGAAGGTTTATTTTGGGATTTAGTTGCAGCAAAGGGCGAAGAAGGACCACAAGGTGAGCAAGGTATTCAAGGAATTCAAGGTGAGCCAGGAAGTTTAACTGGAGCCAAACTAGGATCATTTTTTGATACAACTATTCAAACAGGTGGATCAATTAAGGCTATAACCTTAAACTCTACAGATTTTTCAAATGGGATAAATATTGTAGATGGTTCAAGAATAACAATGGATATTTTAGGTATTTATAATATTGCATTTAGTTTACAATTAGAAAAAACTGGTGGATCTGCAGCAGATATTTATGTTTGGATGAGACATAACGATGTAGATGTTCCAGATACAGCAACAATTATTCACATGGCTAATAATAATACTTACAACGTTGCTGCGTGGAATTTCTTTGTAAATTGTGATGTTCTGCCTCAAGATTTTCAATTGATGTGGTACACAGCAAGCACAAATGTTTCTATTGCTGCCATTGCTGACTCTGGTACACCAGTTGGAGTCCCATCTATTCCGTCAGTTATTGTTACAGTAAATAAAGTCGGAGACCTATAAAGAAAAGCCATGGCCGTTTCTAAATCCATGGATTTTCCTACAAACAAAAAATCTAGTTATGCTGCACAAGTTGTAGAAACTCAAACAACAAATACTGATGTATTAATTAATTATGTTCCTGTACCTGGCCCTATGGGGCCTCAAGGACCTGCAGGGGTACCTGGACCTCAGGGACCTGCTGGAAAAGACGGCATACAAGGATCTAAAGGCGAAAGAGGTACCCCTGGCAAAGATGGACTAAGTTCTCTATCTGCGTCTGGTCAACAGGCTGGATGGGGAGCATACTTTAACAATAATAGAAAAGAAATTAGACTTGGCGCAGATAAAGGTGAAGACGGATGGGTTAGTGTTTGGGTAGATTCAAAAGGGTCCAATACCAATGAAAAATATTTACCAAAAGACTCTGTAAGCCTATGGAATGAAAACACAAGACAGTTAAATTTTAAAGGATTAAATGTAGGATCTCAAGTTTTTGTTACTTATAATTTTGAACTTACAACGTATAGTAATAATACAGAGGTTTGGATTAGAACCTTTTTCCCTAAATCTACTACTGAAATTTCTCAATTTGTGGCATCATTAAAATATCAATATGTATATAACATGTATGTTACACAAAATTTCTTTATAGAAGACAGTGCCATGTGGAGTTCTGGAGCGGTACCTCAAATTAGGGCAGACTATGATTCTTCAGTATTGATGAATTCTATATACGTGTCTGTGATATAATTTACAAGGAGGAACTATGGCATTTCCAGGAACATATAATATTTCGTACTATAAGGGTGATACCTATGAATTTCGTATTTACCCAAAAACTCCAAGCGGAGACATTTTTGACTTAACACCATATACAGGCGGAGGATCTTATGATGACGATAATGATCCACTTACCCCAAATGTTCCATATGACAATGTAATTTTTACTTTTGCCACATCAAGAGGATCAACATCCTGGCATAAGTGTGCAGCATGGATTGATTCGACAAAAACATTTGTCGGTTGTGCTATTAGACCAGATGATGCTCAATATTTAACCCCTGGAACAACTTATGTTTATGACGTTCAGGTAACTCGTCCATCAAACGACACATCAGATGGAAACCCATTTACATATCCAATAGTACATACATTGCTGACAGGAACAATTTCTGTAACAGGACAGGTTACTCCGTAATGGCTGAAGTTTTATTAGCAAATGATGACTTAGTTGTTTTGGGCGGCCCAGAATCAATTAATGTCGAAGTTGACTTTGGCTTAAAAGGTGATAGAGGAAGTTTAGTTTTTGTAGGTAATGGAAAACCAGATTTAATTGATATTGGACAAGATCCAAGAATATTTGATTTATATATAAACTTATTAACAACTGATGACGAATACCTAATGATATATCAGTATGTAGAAGTTTTAGGTACAACACAGTGGCAGACTCTTACAAAATTAATTCCTAATACATATGTAGTAAATCAAAGTATTAATTTTAGTACCGCAAACTATTGCTATATTCCAATATCTGCAATCGTAGATCCAGCATATATTGGTAGCACTACCGCTGCAAACTTTAGTATTCAGACAACATTTGCAACATCAGAAGAGATGCCTATAGTGTCTTCTATTAAAACAGAGGTAGTTTCTGTTAGCGGAATAGACAATTTAAAAATAACATTTTATGCCAAGGAATTTGACGGTACTGACTGGATAGATGTAGTAGGATCTAGAACAGCCAACCTTCATATTTCGGTGGTATAATCAAAGGGGTGATGTAAGTGGCAGTAGAAAATATTGGTGGTTTATATAATACAAAGCAGCCTGGATATGACGACGCTGCTGATATTCAGGCAGCCCTAAAAGCATTTTTATATGGTAGTTATACATATGACACTACAAGTACGGACCCAACACAATTACCAAATCCATCATTAGCAAAACATCTACAAAACCTAAGAGATGATGTTACATTTTTAGAAGATCAAGGTATTGGATCCGATTATTTAACCTTAGCACAAATAACAGCATTAACAGGACAAACAGACGGCTATATTGCCATGGCATCAGATTCAAATGGTGGAGCAGTTGAAACCTTATATGCTTCTGCTTTTTATACAAATGAGGCTCCAACTACAGACATCGTTGATGGAGTTCTTTGGGTAGACAAAGATTCAGAAGCATTAGACCTATATGTCTACAATCAAATAGATGATGAATGGGTAAGGGTTAACGATCTTAAGAACATTATTCAGGCAAAAGGTGATATACTTATTGGCAGTTCTGCAGCAAATATTGATAATTTGACTGTAGGTGCAAATGGAACAGTATTAACTGCAGACAACTCAAGCCCACTTGGTGTCAAATGGCAACAGGTAGACACTGAGTCTATTATAATTTCATCCGTAATGGGTGCGTACTAGGAGGAAATATGGCGACTACACCAAAATTAATGTATCGTGGAGCAGCAGCATTAACTAATGCAACACTTTATACTGTTGGTTCTGGAAAGACTGGAATTGTTACTGATATATGTGTTACTAATACAGATACCGTATCTACTACATTTTCAATTAACTTAAATGGAACAGAGTTAATCTCTGGCGCAACCCTTGCAGCAAAATCAATAGCAACTTTTGAAATTAAGCAGATATTAGAAGCAGCAGACACCATCTCTGGATCTGCATCTGCTACTACTGTTAAATTTCATATAAGCGGAGTTGAAGTTATCTAATGGGTTACTCAGTATTTCCTGCTCCAGCAGCAGGTAGCAAAACTATGTATCGCACAACACTTACCTCTGGTACTTCTTACACCGTCCCTGCAGGAGTTACATATCTTAATGTAACTCTTGTTGGCGGTGGCGGTGGAGGTGGTGGGTGCAGCACTAGTGGCGGTACAAATCCAAGTTATGGAAGTGATGGAGGAACTACTACTTTTACTGGCGCAACTTCAGCGCCTGGAGGAACTGGTGGAGTTCGATTTTATGGAAACACTGGAAATACAGCGCAGACTGGAGTAAACGCTCCTAGTAGTTCAGGTCTTGGCGGAAGTGGAGCAGGTGGCACTGGTGTTGGCGGAACAAATGCTCAGTTCGGAATAAACGGAGTAATTGTTAGCAGTACTCTTTCAGTAACACCAGGTGCATCAATTTCTTATTCAATTGGAGCAGGTGGCGCTGGTGGAAGCGGTGGAGATTCTGGTCGCCCAGGGGGCAACGGTGGTTCAGGTCGTATTGACGTTGAATACTGGGTATAGGAGATAACAATGGATAAATTATTTGCAGTTATTGAAGATAACAAAGTAGTCAACATTATTGTTGGCGTAGAAGATGAAGTAGTTGCTGCTAAACCTGGCAAGTATATTGAATATACAAATGGTTGGGATTATAATAATGGTATTGATGGTGGAGTATTCTTTCCAGAAATAAATTTATCGGAGGAAAATAATTAATGTCAACAGTTAGTTCAACCAGTAAAGTAGCATACATGTATGATCAAGTATCAGACACTTGGTATGCCGTTGCTGGAACTGCTAACACAAATGTTGCATACACATGGAATGCCGCACACACTTTTGGATCAATAGTAACCGTAAATGATGTTATCCGTGCTAAGGGTGGAGTAAATAGATTTCAAAACCCAATGGCAAGAGATATGGTAATTCTATCTCCAATTAAGGGAACAGTATGTTTTGTTGAGCAAACAAATGGTGGCACTGATATAAATCAAGTTCAAATTTATAACGGTACATCATGGGTAGGAATGTTAGATACAGCAACTCTTAATACAAAAACTGCTGATTATACTTTAGGTCTTGCAGATGCAGGACAAACAATTTTAATTGATTCTACAATTGATAGAACTGTAACTGTTCCGCTTAACTCTTCTGTACCGTTTGCAAATGGACAGAGATTAGACGTAGTAAGACTAAATACTGGTAATGTTACGTTTGCTGGTGCTGTTGGTGTAACGATTAATAGTAAAAATTCTAACAAGAAAATTGCTGCGAGGTATTCTGGTGCAACTCTTATCAAAACTGGTACAGATACCTGGGTCCTTATTGGCGATTTGACAGCGTAGGTACCAGATGCTTGGATTCCTTGGCAAATGGGCATCTTCAAAAGGAATGGGAAAAGTTCCTGATATTGAGGGACTAACTTTAAATGATGCAAGGAATGCTATTACAGAGGCAGGCTTTAAATTAGGATCAGAATCTTCAACAACAACAGGTGCAAATTCTTCTAACAATGGAAAAGCAAAAAAAAGATCTGATACAAACGAACTTCGTGAATATGAAGCAACTTTAGATTTTGAATATTATAATTATGTTACTCCACCAGTAACGCCACCTGTTACTCCACCTGTGACTCCACCTGTTACTCCACCAGTAACGCCACCTGTTACTCCACCTGTTACTCCACCTGTCACACCACCTGTCACACCACCTGTCACACCACCTGTGACTCCACCTGTGACTCCACCTGTGACGCCTCCAGTTACTCCACCAGTAACGCCAGTCACCACTTACTACTATGGATGGTGTGATCAAGGAACACTAGAACCAATAACACAGTCAACAGTGTATGGCCCATGCTCATCAATTCTTGAAACTTGGGAAAACGCATACGGATATCCACCAATTGGTTGGGCCTGTGGAACTACACCAGCAAGTGGAATTCCAGACTGTACTCTAGCACCTGTTACTCCACCAGTAACGCCACCTGTTACTCCACCTGTGACTCCACCTGTAACACCAGTAACGCAAACATATTATTTCTGTTGCGACGATAACACTATTGGAACAACCACAGCATCAAATGCTACTCAAGCAGAGTCAAATGCTGAATCATTCTGTTTCTCTATAAGCGCAACATTAAACGGAGGAGTTTCTACTAACGTTATAACTTCTTGTACTGGAGCAAATCCACCTGTTACTCCACCTGTGACACCACCAGTAACCCCACCCGTGACTCCACCTGTTACTCCACCAAACACATACACTAATTACTACGGATTCTGTTCAACTACGAATTCACCACAAGGACCTTTCGGCCCATATAATCAATCATGTAACGACTTATCAAATGGACTAGAAAATGCTTATGGATATCTTCCAAGCGGCTTTGTTTGTGGTTCTTCTGCAGCAGCAGGAACACCAAGTTGTACACCAGCACCTGTTACACCACCAGTAACGCCACCTGTTACTCCACCAGTAACGCCACCTGTTACTCCACCAGTAACGCCACCTGTTACTCCACCTGTGACTCCACCTGTTACTCCACCTGTGACTCCACCTGTTACTCCACCTGTGACTCCACCAGTAACGCCACCTGTTACTCCACCTGTGACTCCACCAGTTACTCCACCTGTAACACCATCAAGTACTCAAACATATTATTGGTGCTGCTGTGGTAACTTAGGTGGATGCCAATCTTATTCATTTAGCAGCGCAGCAGAGGCTGCTGATACAGCAAATGCTGTTTGTGATGGAGGATATGGATCTGGACTATGCGGTGGTCCAAGTACAAGCCCATCATCAGGTTGCGGATGTTTATAAAATATAACTTGCAAAACTTTAAGTTTAATGATAGAATGGATTACTATGTTAACTGATAATGATATATTTTTTAATGATGAAGACGAGGCATTGCTAACTGAAAAATTAAATGTTGGTGATGAGTATCACGTTCCTGGAACAATTGTTTGCATTTATAATGATGATGGAAAAATTGAGGCTGCTAAACAGTTTTCTACGCATTCCTGGTTTATAGAAATATTACAGAATTCATCTAAAATAGAATGCGTAAATGATGATTGTTCAATTATTAAGTTTATTGATATTAATAATAATGAAATAAATCAGTTAACAACTACATCACAACTTGGATCAATGCTTGCAAGCAATCCAAAGTTACATTTTGGTCATTCTATAAGAACTAAGAAAGAATAAAAATGACAACTCCATGGGAGAGATATAAGCAAAATTTAGGATCAACAAGGCCTTGGGATTTATTAAATCCTCAAGCACCAAGGGCAACAGATGAGGTCGCATACTCTAGATATAATATATGCTTATTGTGTCCAGAACTAATCAATGCTACAAAGCAATGCAAGAAGTGTGGATGTTTAATGAACCTTAAAGTAAAACTAGAAGGGGCCACGTGCCCATTAGGAAAGTGGTAAGTATGAAAGAATTAGCACCAGGAATTGTTGTTTTTGATAATATATTTCAAAACTCTATGGAGTATATTAATAAAATAGAAGATCAGGGCATGTCTTGGCAAGCAGCAGAAGTCTTAGTTAATCAGGATGAAAATAAATCTGGTACAAATTATAAAGCAAGAGATACAGATCTGATAATGCTACCACATCACATGAATGATGCAACTGGATTACTTGCAGACTTTTCTAAAGAATTTCACAAAGAACTTAGACCATGTCTTGATCAATACCTTGCTTATTATGCAGCAAAAATAGAAAAATTTGAACACCCACAACTTTTGAGGTATGGTAAAGAACAAAAGTTCCATGACCATATAGACGATCATCCATTTTTTACAAGAAGAATATCTTTGACTTATTACCTAAATGATGAATATGAAGGAGGGGATGTAGAGTTTAAACGATTTGGCCTAAGATTTAAGGCTCAAAAAAATCAACTTCTTATATTCCCATCAAACTTTGTATATAACCACGAGGTTCATCCAGTTACAGATGGATTAAGGTATGTGATAGTTCAATGGATGGCCTAAAAACTGCAGTTTTATATTCTTTATATTTTGAAGACAATCCATCAGTTCATCATAACTATAAACAATTGAAACATTCCATATCTTCAATAAGAAAGTTTT